TTATGTGTCTGGTATATAGGGGGAATAAATCATGGCAACAGTTGATCTTTCTATCGCCCAAACTGGCAACACGCCACGTGGTCGTAAACCTTACTATGTCCAGAACTCTGTCAATTTTGCGACAGCCGCATCTAGCAAAGGTACTGCACTTGCAGCATCTGACGTTATTAAGGCTATTACCGTTCCAGCTAACACACTAATCCTTCATGCAGGATTTGAGGTGACTACTGTTCACGCAGGTACGTCTACCGATACTGCATTTGACTTTGGTGTGACGGGTGGTGACGTTGATAACTTTGTTGACGGCTTTGACTTTGACGGTGCATCAGCAGGTGATTACTCACCACAAGCAGCAGCCTTTAATCCTGTAATTGTAGGTGGAACAGCAGATACAATTGATATCCTGCTCCAAGCAATGACAGGTACAACTACTGCAGGTGTGGTACGTTGTTACGCTGTTCTGATGGACATTGACGACATTGGTTCAATCGGTGCTGACGAAGTAGATCGTGACGCACTGGCCTAACTAATACGGGGGGCGGCATAAGCTGCCCTCCCAACTCTTTTAAGGATGAACAATGGCTGAAACATTTCTTACATTAACAAATAAAGTGTTAGTTAAATTAAACGAAGTAGAGTTGACTTCTGCTAATTTTACTTCAGCACGGGGCGTTCAAGTTCAAGCACAGAACGCTGTTAATGAGGCCATTCGTTATATTAATCAACGTGAATTTAATTATCCATTTAATCACTCTACTAAAAGTGAAACACTGGTTCCGGGTACAGTTCGGTACAGTATTCCAACAGATGCTAAGTCTGTAGACTACAATACATTTAGAGTAGTTAAAGATAGTGACAATGCTATATCTGGTGGGAGACTAAATAAACTAGACTATAACGAATACATAAATCATTTTATTACACAAGAAGACGAAATAACAACAACAACATTGAACGGTTCACATTCTAGTTCCGTAACTACATTAACACTAACATCAACAACAGGCTTTGACTCTACGGGCAAAGTATATATTGGTAGTGAAATTGTAACTTATACAGGCGTATTAGGTAATGATCTTACAGGATGTACTAGAGGTGCGGAAAGTACAACAGCGGCAACACATGCAAGCGGTGTTCAAGTAGCACAGTTTGATTCAGGTGATGCCCCATCTTTTGTATCACGGACACTAGATAATAATTATTTACTGTATCCCTACCCAGATAAAGCATTTACACTAAAGTATGACTATTTTACTTTTCCTAGTGACTTGTCTGCCCACGGAGATACTACATCTATACCTGATAGATTTGCACCTGTAGTTATAGACGGTGCTGTATCTTATATATACCAGTATCGTGGTGAATCACAACAGTACGGTATTGCTTTTGCTAGGTTTGAGCAAGGCATTAAAAATATGCAGACACTCCTAGTAAATAAATTTGAGTATGTTAGATCAACATATATACCCTACACAGGCAATTCAAGAAGTTCTAGCAACGTAAGGGCTAACTAATGTCAGCAGTACAACCTACCGCATTTAACTGTGAGGGCGGTTTAATACTAAATCGCTCTACTTTTATGATGCAACCGGGTGAGGCATTAGAACTACGTAACTTTGAGCCTGACATTGAGGGTGGATATAGAAGAATTAGTGGATTTTCTAAGTACGTTTCTGCTGTAGTTCCACAAACTGCATCTGCTTCAGAAAAAGTTCTTATGGTGGCTACATTTGGTAGCAAGGTAATAGCAGCCAGAGGTACATCTATATTTAGCGCAGACCCCGGTGGATCAAGTTGGTCGTCTATTGACAGTGGCAGAACAAGCGCAGGTATATACAACTTTGAACGATTTAATTTTGACGGTACAGATAAAATAGTTGTGGTTGACGGTGCAAACGCACCTACTGTATTTAACAGTTCACTATCTGCAACAGACGTAAGTGAAAGCGATGTAGCTGGTGCTAAGTTTGTAGCAGCGTTTAAAAACCACATGTTTTATGCTGGTAAATCTACAATACCACAGACTGTAGTATTTAGTCAGCCAGCAGATGAAGATGCTTTTAGCAGCGGTTCTGGTGCTGGCACTATTAATGTAGACGACATTATAACAGGACTTAAAGTTTTCCGTGAAGATTTATTTATTTTCTGTGAAACTCGTATATTTAAACTAAGTGGTACATCAAGTTCTAATTTTGTTATAACTCCCGTCACACGTGACATTGGTTGTATAAATGGTAACACCATTCAAGAATTTGCTGGTGATCTTATCTTTCTTGGCCCTGATGGGTTGCGAACAATTGCAGGTACAGCAAGGATTGGTGACGTGGAACTTGGCACTATAAGTTCTAACGTGCAGTCTATATTTAACGATAATATAAGTAGTGCGTCAGAATTTGTATCTACTGTTATACCTAATAAAACACAGTATAGAATATTTTTTACAAAATCAAGTGTTGCAGAAAATCTTAGTAAGGGTATCATATGTGTACTAAAAGGACAAAAGTTTGAGTTTTCTGAACTGCAGGGAATGCGGCCAGCTTCTACAGATAGTTTTGTATCAGAAGGTGATGTAATTGTTTTGCACGGTGCATACTCAACAGGATATGTTTACAGACAAGAATCTGGCAATACCTTTGATGGCACTGTAATATTTGGTAGATATAGAAGCCCTGATATAACAATGAATGATCCGGGTATTCGCAAAACCATGCAACGGGTTATTATTAACTATAAACCTGAAGCAGCTATTAGTTCTAACTTAATTCTTAGATATGACTATGAAGCAGCAGACTCATCAAGACCTGCTGCATATCCATTAGACTCTGAAGATGTTGTTGCTTTGTATGGAACATCTGTTTATGGCACACCCATTTATGGTGGTGCATCACAACCGCTAGTAAGGCAGTCCGTAGAGGGATCAGGATTTGCAGTAGCATTACGAGTAGAAGATAGTGCAGAGACAGCACCCTATTCGTTAAAAGGGTTTCAATTAGAATATCAGCTAGGAGAGAGAAGATAAATGGGTGATACTTATACTAGGCAGTCCTCCTACACTGACGGAGATGTTATCACTGCCGCACACACCAACAATGAATTTAATCAGCTTCTTGCAGCGTTTGCTGCCAGCACAGGTCACACACATGATGGCACTGCAGCCGAAGGTGGACCTATTACTAAACTACTTGGTAATGGATTAACATTCGGTGCTGGCACTTCTGGTACTGATATTACCATTACCTTTGATGGCGAGACTAATGATGGTGAACTAAAATGGATGGAAGACGAAGACTACTTTGAGTTTTCGGATGACATACTTGTAGCCAGCACAGAAAAACTACAGTTCCGTGACACAGCCATCTACATTAACTCAAGCACAGATGGACAGCTTGATCTTGTAGCTGATTCTGAAATACAGATAGCTGCCACCACTATTGACATTAATGGTAACGTGGATATATCTGGCACACTGACAATCGGTAGTGCGGGTATCTCTGAGGCTGAATTAGAAATACTTGATGGTGCAACAGTCACCACAACAGAATTAAACATCATAGATGGCGACACATCTGCTACGTCTACTACGGTAGCTGACGCAGACCGTGTTGTATTCAACGATGCAGGAACTATGAAACAGGTGGCGGTCACTGACTTAGCTGCCTATTTTGATGACGAAATTACGGCAATGCCTAATCTTGTCACGACTGCTGCTACAACAGTTGGCGCACTTAATTCTGGTTCTATTACATCAGGCTTTGGTACGATTGATACAGGCTCGTCTACTATTACCACTACAGGACTAATTACGGGTGGTTCGTTGGATATTGACGATGTAGTTATTAATGGAACAACAATAGGACACACAGATGATACCGATTTGATTACAGTTGCTAGTAGTTTAGTAACGGTAGCAGGTGAAATATCTGTTACTACATTAGACATTGGTGGCACTAATGTTACATCCACTGCTGCAGAACTTAACATTCTTGATGGGGTAACGGCTACTGCATCTGAACTGAACATTATGGATGGTGTTACTGCTACCACCGCAGAATTAAACTTAATAGATGGTGATACGACAGCCACATCAACTACACTTGCTGCTGCTGACAGGTTGATTGTTAATGACGCTGGAACTATGAAGCAAGTCGCACTGTCTGACTTTGAAACATTCTTTGAAAGCGCACTTGACACAACCTCTAACATTACTACTGTAGGCGCACTAAACTCTGGTTCTATTACCAGCGGGTTTGGCACTATTGATACAGGATCGTCAACGATAACAACCACGGGTTTGATTACTGGTGGATCACTGGACATTGATGACGTTGTTATCAACGGCACTACTATTGGTCACACGGACGACACGGATTTAATGACGGTAGCAGATGGTGTACTCACTGTAGCTGGTGAAGTGTCAATGACTACGCTTGACATCGGTGGTACAAACGTCACATCTACAGCCGCCGAACTAAACATCTTAGACGGTGTTACTGCAACAGCAACAGAACTTAACTACAGTGACACGGGTGCTGCTGTAGGTACAGTGGTTGCAAGTAAAGTAGTCACAGCAGATGCTAACAAAGATGTAGCCAGCTTCCGTAATATTACGCTTACAGGCGAACTTGATGCTGGGTCATTGGATGTATCTGGCGATGCGGATATTGATGGTACACTTGAAGCTGATGCCATGACACTCAATGGCACAGCGATTACCACAGTAGCTACTCTGTCTACTGGTATATCTAATGGCAACTTGCCTGTATTTACCAGCGGTGCTGCCGACAATGACTTCTTACGTATTGATGGTACATCCATTGAAGGCCGTTCTGCTTCTGAGGTGTTATCTGATATAGCGGCAGCACCAGCGGCTGGCAGTAGCAACATAGTCACAACTGGCGCACTCAACAGCGGCAGCATTACAAGCGGTTTTGGCAGCATTGACAACGGCTCTAGCGCAATCACCACGACAGGCGTTATTACTGGTGGTACGGTAGAGGCCACGGCTGACACCAGTGCTGGCGACAATGCTGCTATCGGCTACACAGCGGCAGAGGGTCTTATCCTGACAGGGCAGGGAAGTACCAGCGATATTACTTTTAAAAATGATGCTGACACTACTGTTTTCAGCATCCCTACTGGTACCGATGATGTCTTGTTCCCAGATAATGCAAAAGCCCTGTTCGGTTCTGATTCTGACCTTGCCATATATCATTCTGGCTCTAACAGCATAATTGAAGAAACAACTGGTTCTGGAAGTTTAATTATCAAGGGAACAAATATTTCTTTTGAAGATGGCGGTGGTGCAGATACATACGCAACTTTTGTCAAGGATGGTGCGGTAACACTCCGGCATGACAATGCTACTAAACTTACCACCACATCAACTGGTGTAACCATCACAGGCACCGTATCTGGCGCAGAGGCACTAAGTCACAGAAACATGGCGAATAATGGTGCTATGCAAATATCGCAACGGGCCACGTCAGCCACAGGATTAGGCGCAGCTAATGGATATTTTGCTGTAGACAGGTTTAATGTATCGCTTGGTGCTACGTCAGCAGGGCGGTTCACGATGTCACAATCAACTGTCACTGATTTAGAAGGATTTCCCAATGCGCTAAAACTTGATTGTACAACAGCAGATACCTCCATTGCCGCTGGTGAAGCATTGGTTATTCAACAAAAATTAGAAGGCCAAGATGTGCAGCGTTTGACAGCAACTAGCACTTCTACAAATGCTTTCACCTTATCTTTTTACGCTAAGTCCAATGCAAACAGGGCGATAGCCTCAGAAATAACCCTAACCAATGGAACAAACAAACAAATTAGCAAGCTGCATACTATAGGGACGTCTTGGGCCAGATACACGATGACTGTACCAGCCGCATCCAGCACTCAAATTGACGATGATAATTCTGCTGAACTCACAATAAATTTTTGGGTTCACGCTGGCAGCACATATACTGGAGGCACAATCAACGATGATGCTTTAGACTCATTTACGAACGGTAATCGCGCCGCTGGAATAGGTAGTTTATTTGCTTCAACAGATAATACATTAGAAATCACTGGATTGCAGCTTGAACTTGGTTCTGTCACTCCCTTTGAGCATCGGTCTTTTGGCGATCAGTTGGCTGCGTGTCAAAGATATTACCATCAATTACAAAAAAGCAGTGAGGGTGGTGAAATCATTATCGCTGGGGCAACTTCTGGAGGCACGAACTTCAACGCACATATGTTTATGCCTATGAGAGCAGCCCCAACAGTAACATTCCCTACATCTGTCTCAGTGC